GTATATATCTTACCAAACCTAGGACACAAGTATAGTATCCCACGTTTGTTCCTCAGCCACATATCAGCAAACTCTTTTTGTCGTTGATCTCTAAGTGTCATTCTAAGAAATAACTGTTATTAAATAGACTGTCATAATCAAATCCTTCCATGTCTTTACGACGAGGAAGCTCTTTAAAGATACCTGTAGCGCCTTGAAATGCCATACCAATTCTAAGATCAGCTTCACCATATGAATTCTTCAAGATCTTTACGCTTCTGAAATAATCTCCACCGCTGTTAGGATCTATAAACTTCTCTACATTGTAGGCAACATCATCTGTCTTGTACCTAGAAGGTTGGAACATTGATATTACACAGTCAGCATCTTCTGCAGGACGCCCTGATTCTTTGATATGGTCTAGAGTTGGTTCAAAAGATTCTATCTTCTTGGTCATGAATCCACTGAGCTCACGGTTAAGCTGTGATACACCAACAGGACTATATCCTAGTTGATCTCTGCTCCATTGGAAATACTCACTAACCTTGTCAATAGCTTCTTTCTTACTCATACCTCTCTCCATCTTTGTAAGGCCATAATGGTCAACGATTGGAATAACAATCTCATTCTCATGGTCTGGTATATAGACCTTAGTGAATTCATTGACTTCTTCAAATCTACCATTATTGTTAGCATACTCCTTCATGTATTTGTAAATACCTGTAGGATTCTGGCCACCCTCAATAATGTCACAAAACTCACAGAGCTCATTGATGTAGTCTTCATATTGCATGACAAGATCATGTTCATCTTTTGTCATCTTAGTTTCCCACCAACCTAATAGCTTTTGTATAGGAATCATTACTCCCTCATTAAGAAAGATCTTCCTACTAAGCCATTTAGCCTTGGTGTAAACCTTGCTACGCTCCATAGAGAATAGCATCACCTTCACACGTATATTTGCTTTATCCTTGTTGGCATACCACCAATCAAATGGATTAAGAATATACGCTGAATGTACAAATGCTGATTTACCTGAGCCAGTGGCGCCAAACACTACACTGTATATTCTTTTACGAATACCAATGTATTTGTTTAACCTATTGAATCCCATAGGTACGCCACTGTTCAAGCCATTAATCCCCCTGGTTATCTCTTCTTGGAGATCACTAAAATGATCTATCATATATCTACGCCTTTAATTGTCTTCTTTGCTTCTTCTACAACAATACCTTCTTTAACAAGCTCTATATAAGGTTCAAAACTTCTTTGGTTAAGATAGGTGAGAGAATTCTGCAAATACTTCAGCTTATTCTCTCCTGTCTCACAGGAGTTCTTCTTCTTATTGAGAATATCAAATTCTGTAGCAGCAATAATCAAATCAGCTGTATAGTCTCCTTCAGATAGAATAGCGTTAAACTTAAGACGACAGTTTTCTTTGTCTCTCTTAAGAGTGCGCGTACCTTTAAATGATTGACCATCACATTTGAATATGTCTGTACCAGGGAATGCTTCCCACCATTTCTCAAAATCAGAAGCATCAGGCTTCTTCTTAATGATCTTTTCTTTGGGAGCTTCCTCTTTCATGAACTTCAATATGTTCTTACCAGGAAGGGTGATTTTGTTGTCTGTGGTGATTAATCCTTTACGAATAAGACTTTGATGTATGATTTCCATTTTAGCATCTCCCTTACAGACTTCTGAAAGGATGTGTCCTTTTTCTGCGTGCATAAGGACAAACACCATATCAAGTGTTAGAGAGTTCCTCTGCAGTTCTTTCAGATGAAATAGTTCTATTTTTACGTCCATGTTTAAGTGATTCTAGGATGTCATCTTCATCAATGACAACAATTTGTGCTGTGTCTTTTTGATTCATAAGAGGATATATCTCATTCTTGAGCTCTTCAATATCCTCTTGCAAATATACTAAATTCTTGGAGAATTCCATCTCCCAATCTTCATTTACCAATCCTTTCATGTTCTTTGTATTTTTTGTCTAATCTCCATCCTTTATTATCCCAATAATATTCACATTCTTCTCCTTTTCTTGGAGAGTCTTTCCATACTGATTGTGCATAATTACTCCATGGACATGTAAATCTGTAGCAACTAAGCCTTTTGCCACATCCTTCATCTAGACATGCTGTTATATCTGCCATATGTGTTAAAATTATAAAAACGTGCTGTGTTAAAATTATAATTCCTTGTTGTAAATCTTCTCATCATACTCTTCCCAGTCCACCCAATCAGGTACTGGTTGATTAGTCTTTTCACCATTGATGCTGACTAATTCATGATTAAACGTCTTAAACGTTGTCTCTGCAGGCTCCCAATAAGTTGCAGGATAATGACTGTAACTCCAGTTACAATCGATTTCATATTCATCATCCGTCTCTGGATGGTACATAGTAGCATAGCTGCTACCGCTGTCAAATTGTTCTCTCATTTTCTATAAATTGTTTAGCCCATTTCTTTCTTTTGTCAAGACTGCTCTGTATAAGATAAAATCCTGACACACTTTTGTAAATCCTTAAACTGCGAGGGCAGTGGTCACAAGGGTAACTTATTAGCGTCAAACTAGAATCCTTTTTATTTAGTTGTTTAAATAAACGATTAACTAAGTTAACATCTTGTAAACCACCACAAAACCTGCAGTTTAACTTATGCTCAGTAGCTCTTGCTAAAGGTCTACCAGCAATTCCTTTTCTATTCTTCGGATACGGCTTTTTCATAAACTAATGTGTAATTACCATTAATAAATACGCTATCACCATCTACATCTGTGAAGTAAATAGTGTTTCCTGATATTGTAAAATGATTACAATAATATGTGCTGCTTGCTGCATAAATCTTATACTTAGTCTTTTTATAAGTACAAGCACCAGCAATTATTACACCTACAATAAGAGTAACAGCTAATGCAGTTACAATCATCATTTCTCTGAGTGGATTCATTTGTGTGTTGTTTAAAATGTGAAAAAATGAAGAACTTTTATGAAGTTCTTGGTAAAATGCAATAATTATTTGAATATTACAATTACTAGTGGTATCTTTGTATAAACATAACACTATTTCTAATGATACATTTATTAATCACTCTCGTTATTTTCTGTTCTAGTGCAGGTGCTGCGCTTTCTAAGTTTGGAAAGAATCCAGTACATCGTGCTGAAAGAAAGCATGTCAAACCTCTTATTCTTGATAAAGAGGTATAAAAAAAGACTACCCATAAAATGAGTAGTCTTTAACACACACTATTTCAAATTCAAATTTCCTGGTTTGGCAGGATTTTACTTCTGAGTTTGGCAAAAATAAAACAGCCCACACCACAAAAGGGCTGTTTCAATTGGGCATCTCTACTAGCTCTGCCACTTCGAGCTTTCGATCCTGTGGTGATTAGTGGAGATGGGTGGATTCGAACCACCGTCATGTACTAGAAGGTTTTAATCTCCTGTACCAAACCTGTCATCCCCTTTAATGTCTCTTATAATGTACAATATAGTATACAAAAGTGCATTATATGACACATTATGTTAAATTTATTATACAAATTCGGATATTTTCCGAACTAAAGTGTATTTTGTTACACTTTCTAATGCAAATGTAAACAAAAACTGACTAATAATTGCATTCTTTAAAAAAGGAATTGCAAATATATAGCATGATATTAGTCCTTGTACATCATGTGTGTACATATTTCCTGTCCATACAATGAAGTTTGATGCAATGAAGAATGATAACACAGCTGTTATATTCATTGCTACAATGTTCTTCATGTTATGAGCTATTGCTGACGTCAATACAAACAAGAATACACTACTGGAGGGCCATAAACTAATGTTATAGCCCTGGTAGTATGCTTGATTGATGAAGATGTCAGATAGCCAGCAAGCTACAAACGTAGCTATTCCACCTCTTATTCCATATTTATAGCCTGCAAACACTGCAAAGGCTCCTAATGGAGAGAAGTTAGCCCATTCTGGGCCTAGCATAATAAGGAGTCTTGATAAGACAATGATGATGGTAAATCCTATTAGTTTCATATAACTTGTAGTCCAAATTGAAGATCAAAGAATGCAAATGTACTCTCTGCTCTTTTTCTATTACATCTAAGAGTTTTTTGAATAAGAAACATTGCACTCTTTCTGAACATAGCATGTTGTTGTTCATTCATTGTATAAACACGCCAGAACTCAGGAGTGTTCATTGCATCCTCATATGTCAATCCAATTATCTCCATCTGTAGAGCTACTAGCTTAGCTGGTAGCTCATCTCTTTGTTTTTGACTTGCCATTAAAATAATGATAATTGTGCTGGATCAATAAATACTTTCTTTCTTCCATTATATTCAATCTTATCTACGAGCTTCTGCGCTCTGTCAATATAATATTGACGATTGATGTTATCTAATGGGTCATTAGGAGATAAATGATTACACACTGTCATCACCCAGTCTCCTGCCTCCACTTGTGATACAGCTGCTGCACCAGACATAGAGTCTTCATTCTTAACCTTTAACAGCTTTTCTCCTGTATTTGATACATAAAATCTAATAAGTTTATTGTATACAGTTGTTTTCCCTTTAGCTCTTCCTTCAAAGTGGAAATCTCTCGTAGCTCTCTGACGCATTGCAAAATCGTAAATATTTCTATGAGAGCTAATACTAACATCAATAGGAATACTATGAATGAAATATTGCTCAAGAGCAATAGGCACAATACGAGCAGATTTATTTTTATGCAGCTCAAAATCAGTGAGAAAATCACCTTTCTTCTTGACTGTTCCATCTGTTTTAACTGCGAGATAGTCGTTGACAGTAGAGAAGATAATTTTTGTGTAGTCTGTTCTTTCCAGTTCATATCCTGTTAGTTTACACCACCATTCATTTATCTCGTGCATCTTATCAATCAAAGACTTCTTAATCTTGATTGTAACACCATCAGTGTTAGCAGAGATGGCATGAATGCCAGCAAGTTCATATTGTTCAATTAACATTAAAAGCGACAGCTCTCCAGTAATGGTTGTAAACATAGTGAGTTGTCTGTCATAGATCCAGTTCTGCATATCACTAGATTTACCATATACAGAATTGACAGCAAGCTTAAGAGCACCCACAATACCTGCAATGCGCTTATCTTTCTTTGCTTGTGGTTTAAGTTCAAGACGCTTTTCAAACATCTTTCTATAACCAGATAGAAACTCCTTACCAAGATGAGCAGGATATCTGCCATTATTAATAATAATAGCAGGATAGTAAGAACTAACATCCCAATCAATAATCTCATGTTCTTCATCCGCCTCAAATATCTCAGGCTTATTCTCAGTGTGGAGACCACCCTTTGCAAAAGTGTACGTGTTGCCATAAAATTCTATGCTTTCTTTAAAGTCGTCTTGAATGCCAAGAGTGTTATTGCTAATCTCTTTAAGAAAGTTCTTCAGCTGTGTTGTTTCAAACTTTATGTAT